GTTTTGCTTCATCGGTTGTAATTCCCTGTTCGCGGCAAAGATTTTCTGCCAACATCTTCAACCCCTGCGTGTCCCCGTTTTGGTACATCTTAATAGCATTTTGGGCCATAGGATTGTTTGATATTTGAGGATTGCTATTCATCATTTGCGAAAGGACCTGTTGCGGATTGCCACTTTTTATTAATCGAATAAGCTCAACTGGATTCATTCATCTTCACCCCCGCCGTCCTGCTTTGGGCTATTTTTTGATTTAGCCGTGCTTTTTGCCGATGTTTTAGTCGTCATAAACTGCTCGATTTCACTTAATCTATTTTCCAAACTATCAAACCTGTTCATTAATACCTCTGTGCTTTCCTCTGATAGGTCAAATTTTGATTTTTCTGTGCCGCCCATAGAATTTACCGCTGTATTGTTTGAAGGCTCTGTATAAGGCTTATACACAATCGTTCTGATTGTTCCGTCTGCGTTCCAACCTTTTACGTAGATTTCCGACAAATCCTGCTTTGGGAAAAAGGCAACTGAACCGTCCATAGGCACATCATTTGCAGTAATATTTTCAACTGCCGCTACAATCTTGCCATTTATGCCGATTACCTGATGTTGTTGCTGAAATTGTGGAATCTGCTGTTGAATTTGCGTATCCGGCTGTTGGTATCTCTGCATATTTGCCATAGGATTGTACTGATATGCGGCATATCCCGGATTATAATTCATTGCCGGTTGCTGATACGGATTGTTTATCTGCATTTTTGCTGTCCTCCTCTAAAACATTTTCAATCGCATGGATTATGCTTGACTGAACTTGCAGAGGTAAGCTTTGTAATTCTTTTCTTGCAAAAATCTTCTCTAAAACTTCGTCTGAAAACATAAGCGCTTCCTCCTTACAATTACATTTTGGCATAAAAAAAGAGAAGAACGTTATCATGTTCTTCTCATATTTGTGTCATGCCACGGCTATTTATTCGGTTGTATGTGTGTAAGTTATATCGTACACACTATTTACACACTTTTGCTGTGAAATTTCGTGAAATTTTGTGAAATTTTGTAATTTCTTTAAATCCGCTTAAAATGTGGGTTTGCGGCTCAACCATGCGGTTTAGTGCCACTCATACGGTGTGCTTTGGTATACATAATAGTTTTATCAGTTCCCACATAAAATTGTCCGTGAAACCGCTTATTTACTGGATTTCTTTTTGGAATTGGTGTGTAAGTTACACACTATTTACACACTAACATACTTTCAATCCAAAATCTATTACATTATTCCTATCATTTTCAACGATACGTTCAATGTCATTCGCAGATTTTTCTTCTGTTACGTGCGTATATAAATCCATTGTCATTTTAAGTGTTGCATGGCCTAAATATGATTGAACAACTTTCGGCTGTATTCCAACTTCAAAACATCGTGTGGCAAATGTATGTCGGAATGTATGCCCACTAAAAACCGGAAATTCGTCTGCAAATTCTCTTGTAAGATTAATCTGCTCAACAATTCTTTTAATTGAAGCAGAATAAATTTGAGAATTTATCGGTGTATTAAATTTAGTAACAAATAAAAAATCATTCTGCTGTTTAGGCCGTTTTTTGCTAATAACATCTTTCAAGACAAATTGTTTTTCAAGATATTTGCGGCATTTGCGGTTTATAGGAACTTTTCTATAACTCTGTTTCGTTTTTGGCGGTTCGATATGAAATGTCTTACACTCATCGTCAAGATATTTTTGATAAACCAGCGTTTTATTTACACTGATATATCCATTTTCTAAATCAACATCTTTTTTTGTGAGCGCAAATAATTCGCCCGGCCGCAATCCGGTATTAACTGCAACGTTGTACAAGTTGTCGTAAAAAGTGCCGCTACAAACCTCAAAAAAGATGTCCTGCTGTTCGAGCGTTAATGCCTTTGCATTAAACTCTTTTTCCGACCTCAATTTAACGCCCTTCGCCGGATTCCTTATCATCAACTCATCTTCCATTGCCCTGCCAAACATATCAGACAAAATGACTTTGATTTTGTTTTGACGTTCATATTTATATCCGTTGTCATTAGCAGTATCAATAAGTTGCTGTATATCCGACTTAACAAACGAATTTATCTTGCCATTTCCCAAAAAAGGTGATATATTTTTATTGTAGATGTGAGTGTATTCCCTAAGCGTGTTGGGGCGTACACTTTTCTTTTTATATAATTCTACCCATTTTTTAAACCACTCATCAAGAGTAATTTCATTACGGATACTGAATAGATTTTCGTTGTCAGCAATTGCAATAGCAAGTTCTTTGCGTAAATCAGATAACTTGCGATTGTAAATCGTCTTTAAATTTCCGAATCTATCTTTGTACCGACCTTGATATGCTCCATTTTTACGCTGAGTAATTCCTGCTCCCAATTCTTTGCCTTTTAAATCTTTTCCCATGTATTGCTCCTTTCAAAAAAAGAAGCCGTGACATAACAATCACATATTACTACATCACGGCTCATATTTCAACGTATGATTATATTTCCCTTGTTTTATGAATAAATTTTTCAAATTCCTTACGCTTAACAAGGCATTTCCCCTTGCCTACAAAAAAGGCAAACGTACAGCCGGGTTGATTCAATAATTTTCTAATTTTATTAAGTCCAATGTTGCTATATTCTGCCGTTTCTTCAACCGTCAACAATGCTTTTTCCCAAATCGGGATTGTTTTATTCATGTTATCAGTCCTTTCTATTTTGTTTTTTATGTCAACTATGCGGCGAGAAACTGTGGCTTTTGATAATAATATTTTTTGACTTATCTGTTCCAAGCTCTTGCCACAAGCTAACATTTTAAATATTTGCATTTCTTCTTCTGTAAAGTTGGCATTTTCGATAATTTTTTCAAGTTCCGGCTTAGTTAATTCCGAAAAATTCATAAGCCGTTTCCTTTCAATTATTTGTTTTTACGCTCCGGGCATTTACCGGTACGGTTTTTACAACCGTAAATTGCCGCACCTTGCTTATTTGTGCCTAAATAAAACTTATGCTTGCATTTATCACAGTCTTTGTCGGTTGCGCTATTTATGTTCATTTTTAACACCTCGATTCCATTTAAAAACTATGTTGTTGTCCTGCCGCCAGTATGTATTATCATGTGGGCTTTTTAATCCATTTTCACGGCATTTATCCCAACACGATTGGCACAACTGCCCTGTTTCACGGTCTATAGGATTTCCGCAGTGGTAGCATAGATTATTAGCTTTGCGATACTCTTTTATGTCTATTTTGTCGTAATATTGCTTTCTATGTACTTGAGCGTCCCTTTTTAAGCATACTGCGCATTTGGCTTTAGGCTTTGCCGCTGGACGTTTACCACAACGGGTACAAACGCCTTGTTCTTTTCGTTGTTGGTACAGCGCCCGCTGCTGTTTTTTGAATCTCTCATTGTATTGTTTTTGTTTTTCATCGGATATGGGATTGTTTGCACGGTATATAGCTTTTCTTGCTAAACATTCCGGGCAAATATGTTCATCGCCAAAAAGTTTGTTTTTTTTGCATTGCGGACAAATTTTGTATTCTTTGCACCACTCACGAAATTCTTTTTCACGTTCGTTATTTTTCTTTAAACAATCCGAACAGTAGTAACCAGTTCTGTCAAGCGGCTTTCCGCAACGTGGACATAATCCATTTTCTTTGCGTCTTATGTAACAATTGTGACTAATTTCTTTTTGCGTTAATGCCATTTTTTATTTCCTCAAACTATCCTTTAAAGCTTCAAATTCTTTCGGCGGTTCTGAATATGCTTCTACGTCTTCTGTATCGCTCATAGACGGCTTATTCTTGTCCGAAAGAAGTTTTGTATTATTTTGGTATTTTTGCTCGATTTGAGCCTTTAGTGAATTTTGATTTACTTTTTCGATAAGTTTCTGAATTTCTGCCGGCACTCTTTTAATTTCTTCTGTCCGGCTTGTAACGCTTCTGTAAGTTTTGATAAAATTGGACTGTATTACGGTTTCAATCGCTTTGTAATCGGACGTTGCCCAATTTCTTAGATTGTCGGGATTCCCAACAGCTTCTTGAACGGTCGGCGGAAGCCTTGAAAACTCCTCAACTGCACCATATGTACCATTCCGCAATGCTTTACTCACTAAACTCCATGCTTCCATTTCATTCAATTCCTGCGGCTGTGAAATCATTTGTATTTTTGCTATCAGCTCTCCTATACTCGGCGCAAATCCGCTTGTATCCGATGTTACGTAAGCTTTTAACGCAACCGAAATTTGATTGTAGTTGTAATCCTCTAACATCATGCACCACACGTCAACCGTTTCTGAAATATTGTTCGGCTTATAATTCGGATAGCTGTCGCACATAATCCGAATGATTTTGACTGTTTCTTCTCTTGTCAATCATTGCCACCTGCCTTTACACATTGTCCCAATCAATAGCACCCTTGCTGAAATTTTTATTAGGTGCTATATTTTGGTTTAAATAATTTTCAAATTTTGTTCCGAACAAGGTTTCCGGCCGCAAATATTTTTCCATATCTGTACCCAACCATTCACCCGCTTTTTTGTCTATTACCTCGTAAAAATCAGATTCTTTATACCCGTCTTCTATCCTTGCGTGTATATGCCGTTTTGTTGCCTGCGCATTGTATCGGTATTTAGTATTACATCTTTTATTCAAGTAGTCGATAACATTCATATACACCGCATTGTTTTCCTTTTCATTTGCATTGTCGGGCAAATCGGTATCAGATGTTTCTTCAATGCTGCGGTCTAATAATGGCGTGTCATTTCTGATTGAATCAATAATATCATTGATGTATTTTCTGAATTTTTCAGATTTAATCCGTTTTGCCGCACTCAATACTCCTGCAAGAACTTTTTCCGATTTAGTCCAATTATATTTGTACCACCGCAATATCAGTATCTCTTTCGTATTTGAATCGTATTTTATAACATTGTGTACTTTGTCGAACCGCTCAAGAAGCCTTACGATAGTGTCTTTGCTATAGCCTGTATGTCTTGCCATTTGCGAAAAATTCACTTCGTAGCACCCGCAGATATTCGTCTGCGGATTAGTTAAAAGGTACATGTAAAAATACTTGTCTTCCGGTGTAAAATCATCTTCAACTTTGCTATCCGTCCAAAATGCCAATTGGACATTTCGATATATTGCCATATTATCGCCCCTTATCTGTTATTCAAATTCCGTTGCTTTGTTACTTTACTAAATCATTAATATTGATTCTAAATCCGTCAAATGTCTTGCCGCCACTTCGGTTATATTCTGCGGTATCAAAAAACATCAAATTTCCCTCTCTGTCAGTTGCCATGCTTACACCGTTTCGCGTAAGACTAGATTTTAACAGGTCGAGTAAGATTTGTATTTCGTGTTTTGCTTCGTCTTTCATACTGTACCACCTTGATTGATATTCAAATTTTCAAACATAGCACACATGATATCAACAACAATGCTGTTACCAAACTGCTTATATAACTGTGTATTACTATTGACTGCTGCCATTTTGTCAATATCTTCATCAGATACACCCATCAGCCGTCCGCACTCTCTAGGTGTTAGCTTTCTGATACGATATTGAGGTTTTTCAAGCAATAAATCGTCTTTCTGCACACTCGTTAAGCAATTACTTGTGCCTTGCATATTTACTTCTAATCTCTGCTCTGTTGGACTTCCCGCAGTTCTATCTGACGGATTATCGGGATTTCTGCCACGCATAGCAACTATCTGACTTTCGCACACTTTAATCTGTTGCGTACCGCCACCCTCAACTGTTGTGATATTAGGGCAAAGTGCATTTTCGTCATATACTGTGTTTGATTGGTGTTTGCCTGTGCCACTATCCATAAATCCCAACTGTTTTGTTTCAAGTATTTTCGGTTCTTGATTACCGCCTTGCATTGTACTCAACGTTGGATTACACCCCCCCCCACACATCATAAATTCTGTTGGTGCTCTCAAATTTTGTTTCAAGAGAACCTATTACATTTACATCTGCCATAATTACTCCTAAATCGTGTTTTTCAGCCTTTACACATCGGGAAATGCCCACGATAATGCCTTTTTGAAATCTGTCTGAAACTTCTGTATATATGCTTCCTAATACTTCCATTCAATCACTCCGTTACTTCCGTAATTATCAAACCCTTTGTAATCCCTTGCCATCAATGTTGTTGCAATATCAATTTGTTTATCTAATGTTGCTCCTTGGCTTTTCAACAACACAGTTTCCATCCGACCGCAAGTTTGATATTCCGCAGTCGTATTTTGCCTTGATACAGTTTGCAACTTCTCTTGATTGCGGTTTACAGATTGTTCCGTCAACGCAAGTCTGCTCTGCTCTGCTCTGCTCTGCTCTGCTCTGCTCTGCTCTTAGGGATTGTACTTGGTAATGTGCCGTTGTCAATAAGCTGTTTTATGAGTTTGCCAGCCTTTTCATTGTTGATGTAATACTTTTCATCTACATTATCCTCAAGATAGTCTTTCAACTTCTTTTTGAGTGGTATAGGCTGTGGAAAATGGTAATTGTACTCGCCCAGGAATGAAAACATAAAACACCTTTCACGATTTTGTGCTACCCCATAATTTTTAGCGTTTAAATCTTGATAGTAATTTGTGTAGCCAAGGCTTTCAAGGAAATCTATCCACTTTCTAAAATCAGGCATATTATCCTGACTATGTACTTGTGGCACATTCTCCATGAATAAAATCTGTGGCAATTCTCCGTTGCTATCTCTGATTTCTGTTAGTATTCTCTCAACTTCCCACAACAGACCGCTTCTTGTGCCGCTGCCCTTAGACATTCCGGCTTGTTTCCCAGCAACTGATAAATCCGTACAAGGAAATGAGTAAGTAAGTAAGTGAATGCATTTGTGTCGCAGATATTCAAATCTTCTGCATGAACCTTAGTTATATCCATTGTAGGAAAATCTGTGCCGTGCACTGCGTTATAGCTTGCTATAGCATACTTATTAAACTCCACAACTCTGTAATGCTCAAATTTAGCACCTATTCTCTTTAGTGCCATAGCTTGACTTCCATAACCAGCAAAAAGCTCTATTAATCGAATAGGCTTCGTTATGGAAACTGGCTCTCTCATAAAGTCAAATAAAGTCATTTGTCTGTCCATGTTTTAGCTCCTACTGGTGTGTCTGATTTCATCAAAATTTCTACAATTTCCTGTATCAAGTAGAATCTGCTCATGCGCCGATGACAGCCGTCGCACTTGTCTTTCGGGCATTTGTATGTGTGTTTGTAAGCTCTGCACTGGTTATCTTTCAACTGAATCACCCTTTCCATTCCTATATTTTTCTATTGCCTTGCCAACTCTATCTTTACCCCAATCCGCACTACAATACCACTCAACAGATTTGAAAACAGGGCTTAACATTTCAAAGAGCGTTTCCACTCTTATTTTAGCTGATTTGATATATTCAACTAGCCGCCTTGTATCTTTTGCCACATCTTCATATCCGTTTTGGTTGAGATAATCAGCCATTTCTTCCAATAATTCAATGTTACTGTACTGCATAAGGTCATCAATCTCTTTTGTATATAAATAGTCCCAACTTCCACCGCTCGTTCTGAATCACCTGCTTTCAAGCATATCTGCCTTGATTAGCTCATACATAATATCAAGATATGTCCTGTGGTCTCTGTATCGGCAATTTGCGTCTTTGTGTATTCTTGGGTCATTATCTATCCAATCATTAACATCGAAAATTGCACTGCTCACAAAAAGCATTTTGCACCCCCTTGAAACGCAAAGATAATAACAACCGTTCTTTCCATATTCGCCCTTACATTTTTTAAAGCCGAATTTTTCAAATTCTTTGGCTTTAACTTTCGGAATTAGCATTGTTCTCACCCGCTTTCAATAAATCCATAAACTTCTCATACTGCTTCTGCGACACCTTATTACACCTCTTGTCTTCTCTGATTTCGATTTTGAGGTGTTTTTCTGCAATGTGTGACAGTTCCTTTGCAAGATTCTTTCTGCCCTGCTGTATGCCGTCACGGTAGCCTTTAGACGGCTTGTAATCATCAATCTGTGCTTTGCCCTCGCCCTGTGAACCGCTTGTTTTGTTCCTTAGCTGGTATCCTTTGTCGGCATAAGCCTTAATGTAATGCTGCTCCTGCTTATCAAGTTCGGATTTTGGAAAATGCAGAAATCCTATCTTCCAGCCACAAGGATTGCTTTTTGAGTACAATTTGTGCTTTTTAAGTGAAAGGTCAATATGTTGGTATCCGACAAGATGCTGTGAAAGCCTTGTCAAAATATGTACAGCCTGCCCGATATAGGCATACTTGAATCCGTTTTCATCAATTCGTGTCAAAAAGTATATGCCGCTCTCCTCGTCAAGCTTTGGATTGACTTCTAATAAACGTTTTTTATTGTTCTGTTCAATCGCTTTTGCCTGCCTAATACTTTGATAATTCAAATTTCATCACTCCAATCTATCATTTGACCGCAATTATCACAATATTTCTGCTTGTTAAGTAAACCCTTACCATTGCAACAAGGACATAAAGCAAATTCTTTATCTTCTGTAAAATCTGGTTTCTTAGCTATCTGCTTTTCTATCGCCATCCGGCACTCTTCCAAAGTCCCAATCTTGCGATATTGACGCCAATCGCTTAATGCTTCAAAATAATTGCTTTTCATATCCTGTAATTCTTCCGGCGTGCCGATTGCACGGTACTGTTGTACTTTTTCAAGTGCCTGTATTGCAAGACCAAGCGCTTCTGCAAAAATTGAACACTCTGGATGATGTACTATCTCTGCTTTCAAGATTGTGTTTGCTTCATTCTCTTTCATACTCACACCTCTTTAATTAAATGGTAATCCCTCATCAGCTACGCCATCTGGAATTGACATAAAGCCGTCTGAACTAGCATTACCGCCCATAATTCCGTTATTACTGTTATTCTGTTGATTAGCACGACTTTCACAAAATTCGTGTCTTTCAACAATGCAATCATTAGTGTAGACTTTCTGTCCGTCTTTGTTAGTGTAGTTGCCTGTCTGCCATCTACCCTCAACGATAATCTTAATTCCTTGGTGCAAATACTTCTCCGCAAACTCTCCATTCTTGCCAAACGCAATACAGTTAATAAAGTCTGCTGCCTGTTCGCCCTCTTTCTTGAAAGCTCTGTCAACAGCTAATGTGTACCTTGCTACCGCCATACTTCCGTTTGCCGTCTGTGAATATCTGACCTCTGGTTCTCTAGTCAGTCTCCTGCATAAAATTACACGATTCATCTAATTTTCCTCACTTTCTGCTAATTCAAATCTGTACTTCTGTTCTGTATTAGGATATTTCTCCTTGTCAACCTCGCTCATAAACATTTCAAGAGGTCTGTTCCAGATATGCCCCTCATGTTCATACACGACCGATATTTCTTCTGTTTCTGTATGCCTTGAAATACCGATAATAGTAACAATCTTGCCAATCTTGAAATGCTTATATTTCTCGCCTTTCTGTGGTAAAGGTCTGTCAAATTCTGTACTGATGTTATCTGCCTTAAAATGCCTTGTGAGTAACGCAAGGTCACAATTTTCTTCTAATTCTCCATCAACTTCAAATTCCTCACTTTCTTCAATATGTAACTGCTGAATAATATCATCGCTTTCTACGCATAGTTCACTAATTCTGTCTTCAAAGTTGTCTACATCTTCTATCTCATCATTCTCTACAAAGTAGCCGCTGAATCTGAATATCTTTGCCATATTATTCCTCACTTTCTAATAATTCAGGATTGTCAAATATGTTTCCGATAACTTCTATTTCAAAACTTTTAAAGTCCCACAAATCCAACTTTGCGCCGATTAATACATCTGATTTGACACAAATCCAAGAGAACTGATAATAGTTATTCTGCCAAAAGGCTTTATAAAAATTACCATGTTCATCTCTGACAATATCATTCTCCCAAATCAGCTTGCCGTTCTTATCCTTTAAGCCGGTACATTGGCAGATGGTGGATTGGTCAATATCGACACCGTATAAACCGCTAAAGATGTTCCAAACAACCCATTCTCCGTTATCAAGTCTTTTTGCCTTGTACAAATATCTGTCCATACTCTCTCCTATTCCGCTTCTGATTGAATCCATTCCATACAACTAGCTTCTCCCTCGTATTCTTCGCCGAATGTGTTCTTAAAAGTTATAAGAAACTCTGCCAACTCTTCATCCGACATATTCCTGATTCTGTCGGCATTGGTCTTTTTTCTACCACATTTGCAACAAGACTCATTATCTCTCGAATTGCTGTTGTGCTGGCAGTTGCAAGAAATCTTTTCTTCGCTATCATTAAATGCTTTTAAAAACATTTCAGCAATTTCTTTCTCGTATCTACCACACATACCTTTGCAATCAATATCCGCAATAACCCTTGAAAAGAAATCTTTGAATTTGTCAGCAATATAATCTCCTGTGAAATCTTTAGGGACGTCAATTACTACTTTCATTTTCTCTACCTCTCAATTTTTTTCTTGATTTATATGGTTTATATTCGCACTTTCCATTTCTTTTTCTACAATAAACATAATCATCATCATTTTTCGTAAAACAGTATTGACAAGTTCTGCATTTTTCAAAGAAGTTTTCACTTTCCATTTATATCACCTTTCAATTCTTTCAGTTTTGCTTCTGCTTCTGATTTTGCTAAGTCCATACCAGCAAGGCATCCACTTGCATATGCATCCTCATAACATCTATCTATAGCTAAATAAAATTCATCACAAAACAATTCTGTAAGAGGACATTCTGAACACTTATATTCCATGTGATGACATTGCGTTTTTGTATGGACACATTCTCTGCAATCACCTTTTTTATCTTCGATTGGCAGCTTAATAAGCCTGCCCTGCTCCTCTAACTGCTGATACTCTTTTAACAGTTCTCTATAAGCCTTCGCGAAATCTCTAAGATGTCTTATCACATCCCACTTAAACATATTCGTTTCGGCTTCCATGAGACTTTTAGCAGTCTTTATTGTTTCCTCAAAAGTCCATCCGTTTATCACTTCATCAATATTCATTTCTGCTCCTTTCTAAAACGGACACTCATTAGGATTTTTCAAATCCCAACTTTTCCCTGCTTCTGCAACATCTACATTCGCCCCATAAGCAACTTTTTTCATCTTCTCGATAAAACTATCTCTATCAGCATTTTCGCTTGATAAATGGCACATTATGACGTTCTGCAAGCTGTCTGAATAATTTGCTTTAACAAAATCGCAAGCCGTATCAATGGATAAGTGACCTCTGAATACATGATTAGCTTTGCCTGTGTTATCCCTGTCGATTAAATCCTTGTCATAATTCACACCTAAGAGAATGTGGTTTATGTCTTTAAATTTCCATTTGATTAGTTCGCAATCGGTTATGTAAAGCATTTTCCCCATTTCCGGGTGAGTGATTAAAAAGCCGTATATCGGACAAGGTGTTCCGTCTGCATTGGTGTGCGTCCAGCTTCCGTCTATTGTTGTTAGGTCAAATGCCTGTACTCTAAAATCTCCATTACCAATTTTCATAGGTTTTTCGCTTATGTATGGGGCAAATACTGGTATTCCCATAGCTTTAAAATCCTTTACTGACTTGCTGTGGTCTGAATGAACGTGGCTGACTATGCAGCCAACCACATTTCTTATGTTCCACTCCAAGCCTTTCTTGATTTCCTTAATCGGTATTCCACAATCAAGGATAAGTGTTTCTCCACTGTCGGAAGTTAACAGATAGCAATTTCCGGCTGACGATGAGCCTAAGCATTTTAATCTCATACTCACACCTCGATTTCATCATCCTGTGGGAACTGAAAAGCATTCATATCGCAATAGGCGTTATAATGTTTTATCATTTCATCGGTAGCAAATACCTTTTCCATATATTCAGCAGTACCGCTTGCAAGAACTTTCATTACTTCTAATTTCCCATATTTTTCTCTCAACATTTCCATAGCCTTAATTGCCTTTTCTTCTGTGGAATATTCAGCTAACTCAATGTCGTTAATCAAGTCTTCTACTCCTGATAAATTACGGTTCAAAAAATAAATAGCATTTCTAAATCTCTGAATAACTACCATTTCATAAGGAACATCTATTGTTCCGTCTTGTGAAATTACTCTCATCCGTAAAACTCCTTTTCTAATAAATCTTTATTGCCGAATTTGTTGCCAATAACTTCAATTTCACAACCACTTAATTGCTCAAAATTCATTATTGAACAACCATATTGCTGATATTCAAAACAAGCTTCATCCTGTTTCCACGCAATCACATATTTTTCTTCTGTGAAATCACGACAAACAACAATATCATTCTCCCAAATCAGCTTGCCGTTCTTATCTTTCAAGCCTGTGCATTGGCAGATTGTAGATGGGTCTACCTCATTCATATTTATAAGGTTCATTATGTGGTCGTATTCTGCTACGATATAAGGTGTGCCAGTAAAAGTATAAATTAGATTTCCGCGAATCCACTCTTGATTATCTTTCCTCTTTGCTTTAAATATAAATAAATGTCTATCTTCCATTTTTCGATTACTCCTATTCTTGCATGAACGGCGGAAGCGTACTATCTTCTGCCTGTTCTTCGGTTACTTCTGTGGCTGTGGTGTCAACAATGTCCGGTTCTTCAAAAGCAATTCTATTAGCATTTTCATCAATTTCAGCCTGTGCGGCTTGATATACTTCGTCCATTTCAACCTGTGGCTGCCGCGCCATTGGGTCATAGTTCTTAGGATATTTCCTTGTCGCATTGTTACACATTTTTCTCTGAATCATACTCTCCGGTGTATCGAGCCAAGCACCGCTGATAAATGGTCTTGCAAGCTCACATTCGAGCATTTCATCTACTGTTTTGCACGCTCTTAAGGCATTAAGTATCTCGTCTTTCTTAGCCTTAATTTCTGCTTTCTGCTTTGGTGTAGCTTTATATCTGTCCTCGCAAACTCCAAAAGTACTATTCATCATATTTTGCTTAACGTGTGCTAACAAATTGACCTTAACACTATCTCTGTCAGCAGAAAGATACGTAACTGTTCCGTCTGCCAATTTAACAGGATAAACAACTCTTACTGCTTTATCAGACTGCCCATTTTCCTCCCACTCCGGTTCTGTAATTGTAAGTCCCTTGTGCTTAGGCGGTATGTACTTATCTCCCTCTTTAATTACCCAATACGGATATACCTGTTTAACATCTTTTCCATAGTTGGCGAGCAAAGAGTCATAGCCTGTACCCTCGATTCCCATTTCAACCTGTTTCTGCCATATATCCTTGCCTGTCTGCGGGTCAGTTCCCACCTTTATATTTCTTAACTGGAAGTAACACTCTCTTGGATATGCACTAGCATTTAATTTAAGGCTTGCGCAACGCTTAACAATGCCCCTTAAATTACTTGTATCAAGGTTTCCCATGTTAATCTTAGGGTCACTCTTAACAAGATTAAATATGCTTGTCATAGCTTCCATAGCGCACTCTTTTGCGTAATCGTCCATATCCATTCCAACAGCCTTATAATCATTGATAATAAGTCCTGTCATTGTATTGCTCCACTCACTTAAAGAGGTGGTAAACGCTTTCTTTTCTGCAACTGCTGTATTCTCTGCCATAATTATTCCTCTCTTTCTAATAATTCTTTTACATATAAATCCATTGAACGGCACAACTTTATGCAATTCCCATGCAACGCATGATTCTTCCACGCATTATATCTTTCATAAAACTTCTTCTCTGTCATTCTTCCTGTTTTAACCAACTCACACCACTTACGCAGTCGCTTTCGGATTCTGCGCTTATTAGTACTCGTTAATTTTCTTATGCACTTTCCGTCTTTTGTAGCATAATGATGAAAGCCTGTAAATAAAATCCCACTTTTAAACGGAATTATTTGCGTTTTACCGTTTAGTGATAGTCCAAGGCTTTCCACAAACCGCCGAATACATTCAAGACACCATTTCAAATAATCTTTGCTCGGCGCTATCAAATAAAAATCGTCCATATATCTGCCATACAGATTCACTCCTAACTCACCTGTTACAAAATGGTCTAATCCATTCAGCATAAGTAATGCGTATACTTGCGCCACTTGATTGCCAAGCGGAAGCCCCAAACCGTCAGTACTGTCAATGTATAGATGATTCAGCCACACTGTATACTCATCATTAAAATAGTAATCAACTATGTCTTTCAGAATATCGTGGTTTATTTGATAGAAAAACTTCGTAATATCGCATTTCAAAATCCAACCGTCAAGCCCGTGCTGGTTGTAAAATTCAAGCATTTGCTCTTTCAAACAGTCCATTCCAAAATGTGTGCCTTTTCCTGTCTGACCGGCATAATTCGTTCTAATAAATTCACCGGATAATTGTGGGTGCAACACATTGTCGCACAAGCAATGCTGTACTACTTTATCTTTAAAAGAACACGACTTAATCACTCTTTCCTTTGGTTCATAAACCTTAAATTCATTGTACGGATTCACTCCATATGTTTGATTTTCAAGTTGTTCTTTTAACATATGTAGTCCCTCAAGGCTCATCGCCTGAAACCTAGCACTGCTTCCATTGAAGCCTTTGCCTACTTTAGCTTTTTTATAAGCCTTATACAGATTTTCATAATTACAAACAATCTCTTTATCCATAATAAAAATTCCTTTGTTTTTACCCATTCAGGGAAGGTTACACACTTTTTTGTATCTTTCTCTGATTTCGGCTTATTGCCTACTCTTACTGTCTGTATGATACAGAATGGGCGAACACCGTTGTTGTTGTTACAGTTGTTGTAGTTGACATAGCCGGACGGCGCAACAACGGTTTATACAGTGCGTAACCTATAATATTTTATCTTCCTCTGTCTTTGGTTCTCCAAGCAATCGCCATATGTTTAATGTCAGAAACCATCTTAGACCAGTATTCCATACTCTTAATATTGATGATATTCAGCTTCATTGATAACTCAATATAAAATAGCAATTCATCGCAATGTGTTATTGCTTTGGTCTGCAACTCTGACCGTTCTCTGCGATATAATTTCAAGTCTGTCCGATTGGCTTCATACAGGTATTCATAGATTTCTAATGCCTTATTCTGCATTTTATCTACTAATGAAAACCTATACTTTTTCGGGTATCGGTTACAATTTGAAGTTATTCGCAAAGTATGTTCTGCCAGTTCTTTTGCTTTTAAAATAACTTTTAAATCTGTTTCTGCCATTTATTCATCCTCTGATTCAAAGATTGAAGAGGAAAAGATACAAGCCGGGCGAACACCGCCGAAGTTGTAACAGAGGAAGTAGTAGTTGACAAAGCCGGACGGCGCAACAACGGCCGTTTCCACTTCATAGCTGTTAGGTTCTGTCGACCAAGGTGTGCAAGTCCACCACCAGTAACCGGCGTTTGGAATCAACTTTCTGTATTTTCGATATTCATCTACTGTCAATAACGAAACCATATCCTCACACTCACCGTATTCAGTCTTACCATCAAGCGATAACAAGTTTCGATTAAACGGAATAATATTTTCTTTACCGATTTCTCCCGCAATTTTTTCTAAAAACACATTATCAAGATACTCTCTCAAGCCGCTGTTGCTCCAATTATTTGTTTTGTTAGCAAATGGCATTGAATCCTCTAATCTGTCAGCAAGACACATATATCCTTTATCTGTAATATCAAGGATTTTCCATGTAAGCCCCGCAAGTTCAAACGTGTCTCCCGTGCTTAATCCGGCTGGAATCTTCCTCGTATTTTCAACTGCTTTTAAAACAGCGACTTCATTTCTTAATTCATTAATCTGCTCCTGCAGACTTTTCATTGTCAATGTCATAATCATTCTCCTTTTGATACAAAGATATTAGATTTTAAGATACAAAACGGGCGAACACCGCCGTAGCTGCCACAGTAGTTGCAGTCGACAAAGCCGGACGGCGCAACAACGGCTACAGCACGTTCCCAACCCCTGTCAGCCGTACTCCAAGGCGTACATGTCCACCACCAATCGTCCAATCCTTTATTAAAAAGCAAATTGTTATACTTTCTTGCTTCGTTAAACGTTATCGGTCTTACCTTGCAATAACAAGGCTTAAACTCATCTTGCATATCAACAGATGTTAAGCTAACCGCCTGTTTAATAATGTTGCCTGCTCCAATCTCTGATTCAATGACCGGTTGGATGTTTTCTTCAATAGCTCTTTTAAGATTAGATTTGTTGTAATCTCTTGTATTGCTGTCAAAAACAATATCCTTTGCCATAAAGCCTTTAGATATTACATTTGTTGTGCCATTGCAAACGTTCTGCCCAAGAACAATAAAATCATGTTCTCCGATTTTAAACGTTTCTCCTGGCTGTAATTCTGATAACTGCACCTTATTATCCTTTTCTGCTTCTTCTAACTTTCTTACAAGTTCTCTAGCAAGTTCCAATTCTCTACTCATTTAATTTTCCTCACTTTCATTTATTATTTTTAATTCAGCTTTGAGTTTTTCAATTTCTTCCAATTTGTTTGCAATTCTTCTTTCCGCCCCGTTTCGGAACACCTCTTTTGCATATTCAAAATTAGGTTCTGTAAGAAACAGGTAATTAAAATTAATTATTCGCCCAACATCATCTTTCTTTTCTGTACAGCAGTAGTTTGGAAAAAATCTATCAACAGACTTGTATGTCTTTGACTTCTCTTCTGCTTCACAAACCTGTACTGTAATTCCTGTTTTTTCGTATCTTCCACCTGTATTCAATTTGTAAAAATAAAGTTTCATATTATCCCTCCACAATCTCTAATTTCTCGCTATCATTAACAATTAGCATAATCAACTGACTATCAACCATGCCTGCTACCCGCTTCTGATTGTCGGTTGACAGGCTTTCACTGTCGTCCAAGAAAATCGGACAGCTAATACTGCTAATTTTCTGAATTGACTTGCAAATATCAACTCTACCCAAAATTCGGTTGCCCTTGTTTGACACGGTCGTAAGAATCGACTTGCCGTCAATTTTCGGAATGCAAACTGATTTGTAATTTCCATTCTTAGCCAGTTCAAACAACTGCCATTCAACTAATTCAAAATGGCTGTTAATAGCTTCTGACAGCGTTTTATTCTTTGCTTTGTCCAATTCTTCAAGCAAGGAAAGTATCCTTTCTGCGTTCGCCTTGTTCTGTTCAGAATCAAGCCTTGTTTTCTTCAATTCTTCAAGCCGCTGTTCATCTGCGGCAGTATCGGATTTGGCAATCTGATTCTCACAGATTGACAACTGCTGTCTTAAATCCGTTTCCTGCGACTTTAATTCTGCCTTAACTGCTGAAATGTCATTAGCCTTGTGCATAGCCTGTTCTTTTTCAGCAATCTGCTTTTCAAGTGCCTTGTATTCCTCTGAACCTGTTACATCAATTTCAACTGGAAGTGCCGCTAATTGGCTTTCAAGGTCTTTTAACTTCGCTTCCTGTTCTTTTTTTTCGGATTCGTGTGTAGCAATTTCTTCATTCAATTTAGCAACAGATTCTCTTTCTGAATCCACAAGAAATTTAATCTTGTTGCCCCTTTCAGCTTCGCTTTCGAGTGCCGAAGCCTTTTTAGATTCAAAGTTTTTAATAAGCAATTCAACTTTGTCTGCCGGCAACTCCTGTCCGCACATCTGACAAATTTTTTCATTTTCGTCAAACTGCATTTCATGTAATTTCGTCCACGTTCCCCTAGCTTCCTGCAATTCAAGCGTGTATCTGCCGATAACTGCATTGGCTTTTTCAATTTCATCATTAGCTGTTTTAATGCTTCTTGAAATTTCATCAATCTTACGCTTAACGTCAACAATTTCATCATCAATCCGTCTTCTCTGTTTGAAGTTTTCCTCATTTGCCTTGCGGCTCATGTCATTCAATTCAAATTTAAGATTGATAATGTCGGCACTTGCCTTGTCATATTCAGCCATCAGCTTGTCATTGTCAGTCTGTTTTGCAATGCAACCAGCAATCTGTTCTTTAAGGCTGTTTTTGAGCAATTCAAGGTCAGATGTATCAATATCAGACTTAATCTGAATATCTCTTTCCTTTTCCTTAATCTGTCCGTCAAGAATAGGCAAATCCTTTGTAATTTTGGTCTTGGTAGCCTTATTCATAGCCAATAATTCCTCTGCCGCATATTTGCCTAACAATGGAACTAACTCGGCTAATTCGGTCTGCTGGCGTGCTACATCAATATCAGAAACGTCCTCTACTAAATCAAATAAATATTCTCTCATGTCTGCCGGTTTCTGATTAAGAAATGCGTTCACATTACTACACATCTTAAACACGTTCATATCAACGCCAAGATACGCGTTGAAATCCTTTAATGTCTTAGGAACATCATTGATGAAATACTTGTTATCGTCTTTATAACTGCTGCCATCCTTACTGTAGGTACGCTTCTGCACTTTCTTCATAGTTATTTCTTTTCCGTCAACGTCAAGTGTAAGTTCAACGCTTGTGTCCATATCATCAACGGACTTTCCGCCTACTTCCCGGCGCACAACCGGATTATCTTTTAATTCATAATCGCAGTTAAACATGCACCACTTATATGCTGCAGCAATACTGGATTTTCCTTTGCCGTTCATTGCGAAAATTTTTGTTAAATCAAAGAAGTTAAATTCTTCATGCGCATAACACATGAAATTTTCTACGATAATTTTTAACAGCTTAATCCTCATCCCATTCCACCTTGTCCCTTTCTTTTTCAATTTTTTGGGCTTCAAACTCATTTCCCAAAATTCTGTACATGTCCACCAGTGATATGTACTTATCCGCTTTTGTTTTGCTCAAAAGCACTTGAACTCTTGTTTCTGTGTCCAAAAGTGCTTCATACCGTTTCTTCGAAATCTTAATCTTCGCCATTTTCGGAATCCCCCTCTCGTAAATTATTGATTGACAGTTCGTAGGCTGTCTTGATTTCTTCTGTGCCGTCTTCATACCTTTTCAGATATTCACGGCTTTGCAATCTGCCGGTACAAGAGATTGCAAAGCCCACATTCATAAGCCCTGCCTTAACAGCTTTTCTTCCCCATGCAACGCACGGGATATAATCTGATTTGCCGTACTTCCGGTTACTTGCTACCAGTAAGTCAGTAATTTTTCTATTCAGCGGCGTTTCACGGAAAATTGGTTCACGACAGATATATCCGTCCAGTTCCGCAAAATTTCCGTCTTTTCCCGGATACTCTGTAACGTCTTTTGCGAATACAAAGATGTGACAGTGACCGTCATAGTTCATTGTTCGGATTTCTCCAAAAATTTCAACCTGTTCATCTTCCTTAATATTTTTAAGGAAGATTTCTGAAAATGTAACGTTGAGTGTGTCCGGGACACCACTTGTCCTCACACTTGTAATCTGTGTTGAATAAAATTTCTCACCATGGTTTTCGTGTGAGAAAACCGGTTCTTTTGTTATTCTTCCGCTGATTTCAATTTTGTTCATTTCTTTGTCCTCTTTTCTTTTAATTTTTAAAGTCTTCTTTTACGACATCAATCTTGACAAGTCTTTCCCATTTAACGAAATTAAACACCGCCTTAGCTTCCGTTCCGTCTTCCTGTGGCACAAGCACTCTGTTATTAAGTGCTACAATTACTGGCTTGTCGCCTGCAGCTTTTAAAAATTGTGCCTGTAATCCGATAGGTGCGACAATGGCAATAATGTCGCAGTCGTTGATTTCTTCCTGCAACTCGCTTGCCGATTCAATCGACCGGTCAATCTGCACAATTTCAACGTTCCCCAGTGCGGCTAACTGTGGCTCTGTCATTTTGTGCCGAGAAAACCACAGCACCTTTTTAGGCTTCGGATTTTCTTCAAATCTTACAACCTTGCCGTCATTCAAAATGACTGACTGATTTTTCATTTCCTGCATTTCTACGCAATCCTGTACTGTTACCTTTTCTTTGTTCATTTCTTTTTCTCCCTTTTAATCTTTGCAAATTTGTCAATCGTTTTCCGGCTTCCGGTTTCCTTATTAATAAGTTTTAAATAAAACTCTGTTTCTTCAACCAAAAGCCAATGCTCCGCATTTAAGTGGTGTGCAGAACACGTTTCTTTCTGCTGCCTTGTAAGTTTCTTTGGCTGTTTCATTTTTTATCCTTTCCATTACTCCATGAGTAAACCAAAGCAAGCCCAATCTCAACGAGAATTGTGAAAATTACTCCTGCCACAAATGGATTAATATACATTTTCATACCCCTTTCTAAAAACTTATGCACATCTGCGCATTGGAATTTGTAATCTGTTCTAAAAGCACGGTCGGCGGCAAATAGCAATCAATAAAATCATGCACATCTGCAATGTATTTGCGTTTTATACTCTTGTATGTCGAAACACACCCGTATTCGCGCTTCAACTGCCGGTATATGTCCGCAAATACCGAACTCCTCACGCTACTGTCTTTGTATGCGCTGGTGTTCTTGCCGCCAAGCACATCAACTACTTTCCTTTTAATATGCTTCTGCACTTCATCTATTTCACAGCCGTACAGCGGCATATCATTTTCAAGGGAAGATATTTTATCTTCAACCTTGTCGATTCTTTCATTCAGCTTCACATTGCCTTTTGCAATAAGCCGAATTTTTTCCTCATCCGTCATGTTCATGTTGTAGTTTCCCGTCTTTCTGATTGACGGAAGAACTTCTGACGTTACCCAGTGCTTAAATTCCTTGGCTTTTTTCATTTTGCTTTGAAATACTAATGAATAAAATCCGCTCTCATTTATTACTATTGTCTGTCTATTCTGTCTGCCGTCAAATAAAGGAATGATTTTTTTGTCGCAATCATCAACATGAGCTTTTATATCTCGACTACCGTTTTGGTACTCCAGCTTTTCGGCTACATCAATGCCTACAAAATAAGGTTCATCATCAATTATCAAAGTTCGAATCTCTCCAAACTCGCCACTGAAAACCTGTAAATTCGTTTCTGCCATTTCTTCTCCTTTCTGTGGTATAATCCTCTTATCTTTTAATAAGAAAGAGGTGAACACGTTGAATAAATGTCCTTTAAACAACTTTGAAAATTGCCAATCTGAATGTGCGTTGTATTTATCTAATCAAAAATGTTGTTCAATCAAAAAGCTTGCATTATCAAGTCGTTATTTTGTTGAACTCAAAGATATTAGCCGCAACATTTCAAGCATTGACAGTACATTTACTCGTCGTAAATGTTAAGAATGGTATCTGCCATTCTGTCAATTTCGCCCGCAATGCGAATTTTGACATCTACATCATTTGTTTTCTTGCTTTCCTCTGCCAGCAACTCTATCTGCTGACAGAGGATTTCTGAAATATGCCTTTTTTTCTCGTCCACCGGCTACTCCTTTCCCTGTTTTTCCTTGTTGGGTTCTGACCGTTCTCTATCTGCCATTGATTCAACCATGCCAAGCAGATACCCTTTTTGATACTCTGACATTTTAGGAATTGTGTCTTTTAATTTTTCAACAATCGCCTTTTCTTTTTCACTCATTTCATTCACTTCCTTTCTGTGATATAATCTCCTTATCTTTTTATAAGGAGGTGGTTCAAATGTTCATTAAAATTAAAGTTTCTTGCCCTTGCCATTGCACATACACTGTAAATGAAGATATTAATTCCGATAAAGTTATTTGCCCTAACTGTGGAAAAGAGTATCCATATTCAGGTAAGTTAATCGCAATGCTCAATCTCGCAAGTGAAATTCCCGACGGAAACTGTCTTTCAAACGAACATTCCGTTGAGGTTATTTCTCTTTCGGAATGCATGAGCAACCATCAATAACTAATCTCATGTATTCCAAGAAGCCTTTAGCAACTGTAGCAGTCAGATTGTATTCGGATATTAGCTTTTTAACTTCATTTTCTAATTCTGAAGCTTTCTGACTGTTGCAACGCTGATATTCTGCATATGCCTTGCCCACATATGTAGTTTCAAGCTCACCAAGTACATATTGTTTCAGTGTTATCACCTCACTTTCTGCTTGTTGATTGTAAAACAATTATATGTCGATAAAAAACATTTGTCAAGAACTTTTTGTTGATTTTTTCAACAAGGTGTGATATATTAGTTTTGGAAAGGAGGACAAAACATTGAACAATAGAATTAAAGAAATCCGAAGTCATTTTAATTTGACGCAACAGGAATTTGCCGATAAAATAAAAGTAAAAAGGAATACTGTTGCAACATATGAAATGGGAAGAAGCGTTCCGAGTGATTCAGCAATAGCTTTGATTTGTAAGGAATTTTCTGTTAATGAATATTGGCTACGTACAGGTGACGGTGAACCTTTTGTTAAAAAGACAAAAGATGAAGAAATAGCTGAAATGTTTGCTGATATTCAAGCTGCTGGTGAAAAAAGCTTTAAGTATAGACTTATTGCGGCGTTAAGAAAGCTTGACGAAAAAGACTGGGATAGTTTAGAAAAGCTTGTCGATTCAATGGTACAAGACAAATAAAAATACGCCGGGATAACACAAAATGCTATCCCGGCTATTTTATTTAAGCAACCTTTTTATATACGCATATATAACTTTTAGCCAATGCGTATTTTCACATTTTAATATTAGATTGTATATTTCTTTTCTGTAAAATTCATTTTCGTTTTTTTTACTCATAGAGCCCTCCGTATTCCCCGACACAAAACATAAAGTAGCGATACAAGCATTATAGAACAAATGTTTGCTTCCGTCAAGATTGGAACAAAGGTCACTGATGTAAATTAAGGTTATGTAATAGGGCGGCGGCGCAATGCCAAATAGCACAGCCGCCCACCGGAACTTGAATCGCCCAATCTTTTGGACAATTTAATTTTACATAAATTACCAGTTTTACACAAACAAATTAAAACGCAAAAAACGACATTTACTCTAAAATTGTCTACATTTTATGGGGTATTATGTCAAAAAATATCAAATTAACAACACGTATAGTACAAATTTACTATTGGTTCGACAAATCTTAAATTATGTGCTATTATTATCAAAAAATAAAAAGGAGAATTTTTTATGAAAAAGAAATTATTATGCTTATTAATGCCTGTATGCCTTTTAGGACTTGTGGCTTGCCAAAATTCAACCGCGAATAATTCTACCACCGCAAACAGTACAGAATCAGTAACGGAAACGCAAACCGAAACAGAAGCCCCTACAGAAAAAGAAACACTGTTATCAAGGGACAGAATGACATACACTGGAGATATTACATATGATACTCTTGCTAGATACCCGGACAAAAATATTGATAAACCTGTGAAATTTGACGGAAAAGTTATACAGATGATTGGCGCGGTTGATAGCAATTACACCGCTATAAGAATGGCTGTAGATGATGACTACAATCACGCGTTGCTTGTTGTTTACGCAAACGATGTAATTGACGGTAAACTACTTGAAAATGATAGAATTACAATTTATGGTGGTTATGTCGGTCAGTATTCATACACATCTACATTGAATAAACCGATAACAATTCCACAAGTTGAAGCTGTTATGATTGATTTGCACGATAACAATTAAAATATCACCGGGAGTATTACACTCCCGGCTTTTTTTGTGCTTAAATCAATTCGCAATCGCTGACATTGACTGCCGCAAATACAGAGCCGTTGAAGCTAAGGACTGCTCTATCCCCGTCAAGCTGTGTGACTTCATAGCCGCTGTCATTGTGCCATGCCTTAATTGCCGTGCCATTGTAGTCAGTATCGCCGTTGAAACGGACGGTATCACCTACAGAAATGCCGCCGCAATCCGAACTTTCTTCTGAATCGTCAGAATCATCACTTCCGCCGCTAGCAATGCAATCATCGTTAATCCAGCCTGTGCCGTCGTCAATCAGATATGGGTTTCTCGCACCGTCAACAACTCGTGTAATTGTGCCGGTCGTATAGGTAGGCTTTAATGCTTCTTCTGATGTTGAAGATACATAGATTGTATCGTAGTTTACGGTATCGCCTACAGAATAGCTGTATCCACCGTCCTCTGTGTCTTCTTCATCGCCGCCGCAGTCGCCCGAATTGCTATCAGAATCACTTCCGCCGTCAACTTCTGGTAACTCGCCGTACCAGTAATTCATATCAACCCTGCTTGACGGTACACCGGCAACTTCACCGTCTGATGTATACTGCCATAACAGGCAATCCATTGACGGCTCTGAAATACTCCAGTGCGCAAGCCACACTTCATAGTTGGATAACTGGTCTGCATAGATTACTGAATCCCAGTAATTTTTGCTTGCGTAAACACCAGTCTTGTATCCTGCTTCGGATACTCTGTCGCAGAAAATCTTACAAAAATCAGTAATTTCCTGTCTGTTATCGTATGGGTTGAAGTTGTGCTTTTCTTTATAGCTGTCCGCGTCTTCCATGTCGAACCATACACCTAACACCGGATTGTAGCCCTCTACCATGCGCAGTGCGTGTGCCGCTTCGCTTTCTGCTTCGGCATTATTTAACGCATAAGAGTACAGATACACACCATACGGAATGCCCAGTCTTTCGCATTCTTCCATGTTACGGATTGCCTGCGGGTCGTCCTGTGTTGTGCTGTCATTGCCGTGACCGACACGAATAATTACACCGTCAACATTTTCCTTTGCGGTATCCCAGTCGATAACTCCGTTATGCTTACTTACATCAATTACTGAATATCTGCTCATATGAACCTCTTTCTGCCGCTGTTCTGCGGCTAAATATAATTTTTATTGTGTTTTAGGGTAGACACTTTCGTGTCTTTAACTGCTGTCGTTATATATACCAATCACCTACCTACAGTTTTTGCTTTATTTCTTCAATTTTTTGCTCAAGCCTTTCAATCTGCTCCTGCTGTATCTGAATCATTTTTATGAGTTGCGGCACAAATTTACTGTAATCCAACCCCTCTATTGTGCCATCCGGCTTGCGATATACTGGATACTCGCAAATCTCCGCAACTTCCTCTGCTATTAAACCCTGACAGCCTGTGCCGTCAGCTTCATTAATGTAATCATAATCTACGACCCTATATTTTAATAACTTTAACGCTTCTTCATCTGTCATATTTGCTATGTTTTTTTTATAGCGTGCAGAAGACTGCTGATTGAAGCTTAACGCATTAATTGGTTTCCACGCAGTATTTGCTGTATCTCTCACTTGCAGTGCGCTTGTAACCCTCGCATTAATATATCCCGTAAACATGTCTTTGCCGCCCGCAATAATATTAATATCCTGTTCGTTTGCCTCCATATAATTGTTTTTGTAAAGAATCGTTCTCTTCCCATTCATATTAAGCGCACCCGTCATCGTGCCGCCTGCAAGTGGCAAATACGCATGTGTATGATTGGCAGTTGCAAAATCGGTTTTATTTGCCGTTGCCGCAGTTCCGAATGCTCCTTTGTTACAGTATGTTAAATTTGACGATGAACCACTATATGCACCGTTCCAATATGCTATAAAAGCCATATCTGGGACATAGTTTTGGTCAACATTAGCACCTTGCCAACCCGATGAGCCTACAGACGCGAGAGTTCTAATGTTTTTTTCAGCGGCTGTGCCTAGAGATGGTTTATTTTTAATCATTGCATCGCCAGAAGTTGCGTTCCAATCTGGTTGTGGTCGCCATGTATCCGTATCCGTAAATTTTGCATTTGCCGGTACATCTGAATTGACAGTATGCCCATTTACTTTCGCAGCGTTTCCCGCACTTGCCGCATAATTTACAGACTTTACAGAATCTGCTGTATTGTCAACGTTTCCAAGTCCTACATTTTCCGCTGTTATATTAACATTGCCCCGCCTATACTCACTTTCTGCACTGCCTTTTACGCCTGTTACAGGTGTTCCCGCAAGGACGTCCCACTTGCCGTCCTCTGTCTTGTATACGTTTGCGCCTGCTGGAATAGTATTTCCCGCTCCCTCTTTAAATTCAGCAGTCGTTGTAAACTGGTCTGAAATGTTATACATACTTCCACCAGCCACTTCTGATAATACCGGAAGATTTGCAAATGCAACTGTTCCCATCGGTCGCAATGCACCGGAAAACGATTCAGAAATCCGTCTTGCCTGCTCGTAATAGTATTTTGCACTATCCGTATCTGCTACAGCATAGTTTTGTGCCGTGCTTGCACTTATTGCCGCATTAGAAGCATACTGCTGTGCGGTATTTGCGCTTGAAGTGGCACCAGTTGCGCTGTTTGCCGCACTATTTGCCTTTTCGTTTGCTACGTTTGCACTTTCCGCCGAATTTGAAGCATATTGCTGTGCAGTATTCGCACTCGTTGTTGCTTCTCCCGCTTTTATACTTGCTGTGTCTGCGCTGTTTTTTGCCGCCAAATGGCTTTGTTCTGCTTGTTGGCTGTAATACTTTGCGTTGTCCGTATCTTCACCTGTACGGCTATTTGTGCCGCCTACGGCATAACTCTGTGCTTTTGTAGCACTCGCCGCTGCATTGGATTCACTGGCTGCTGCCGCTGTTTCACTTGCCTTTGCATTACTTTCAGATTTTGCCGCCGCCAACTGGCTTGCCTGTGCTTTTGCAGCTTCAACCTTAATATCCGCAAGATAATCGGGTCGTAAGTGTTTTTCCTGTATACTCGCTTCTTTTACGATTGCAGACACTTTTCCAGCGCTGTCAATCGAAAATGCCACTGTATCACTGTCTAAAAACTCATACTGCGTAATCAGTGCTGCTAGGTCTATATACTGCTTTGTGCCGTCAATAAGCGTTAAAATAATCTGCTGTGTTTCGGCATTGTATGAAAAATTTACCGCGATTTTTTCCATCTGCGTGTCAATCATTATTTTTGAGCCATTTTTTTTAGTAATAGTAATAATGCCTGTCTTTTCCTCAAACGCAACATCCTGCACCAACGTTGACACTTCGGCTTTTGTTGCCTTTGTGGTATCCAGCGTTATAACTCTATTGTCAATTTCATCTGTAGCCACATCTATTTTATTCAGATTACTTTCATTCAGCGGTGTTTCATCACTCGGATAATTTTCCCAATTTATACGACCATACGTTTTATTCATGCCTGCTCCTTTCTATCCTTCTATGTCGCCCCACGGAGTTGTCCAGCTTCCGCCCAAATTAATGCTTCCGTCATTGCAATCAATAGAAATGCTTCGTTCTCCGTCATCAGATTGCATATACAACAATCCCGGATATGCGTGAAAGTTTGCCCCGGCACTTCTACTAATAAGCAATTCGTCCGGTTTTAAAAGTGCCTGTGCATTTTCTCCTAAAACATACCGCAAATATCCGTCAAATATCTGCCATTCTCCGATTAGTCCGGATAACGCTTCCATACTGCCGTCCAAACCGATTTTAAAATTTTGATTTGCCGTTACAGCGCCGTTCAGATTGATTTTGTTTGCTTCAATCGAAACGTTTTCAGCAGATTGGTTAATTTTTGAAATAATTTCATTGCCATTTACTTTTTTTGATACTTCTGTATTAATGCTATCCGCCGTCTGCCTTATTGCACTATTCATCTGTTCAGTAGTGCTGTAGCTTTGCAGTTTTCGGGTTACCTCTGCCGAAATTCCCTCTGCTGTGGCATTGATTCGGGTATTCATTTCCGTTGTTGTGCTGTAATCCTTTAACTTATCTGCCGTGTCCTGTTTTGCATTACTTTCAGCCGTTTCAGCGGCAGATTCAGCATATTGTTTAGTTTCCGTTACCTGTTTAGACAACTCTGCCGTAAATCCGTCTGCCGTCTGCCTTATTGAGGTTTGTAGCTCTGTTTTTGTGTTCGTAGCGTTTTCTTTTGTTTCGTAGTTTTTGCTTACTTCTGATGTAATTGATTCCGCAGTCTGTGTAATTTTCGTCGATAAATTGCCCTCGGCTTCGTTTGCCCGCTTTACTTCCGTTGCAATTGATTCTGCGTTTTGCTGTATACTACTGGATAAGTTGTTTACTGAATCGGATACCTCGCTTCGGATACTGTTTGCAGTCTGCTCAATACTGCTTGACAAGCCGTCAGCCGTGTTTTTAACTTCTGCCCTTATATCCGTTGCCGTCTGCTTAATTTCAGAACTTAATCCACTTTCAACGTCTGTAATCTTACTGTTTGTTTCTTCGATTGTCCGTGTCAGCACGTTGGTCTTTCCTTTAAGCTGTATAATGCTTTTATGCACGCTATTTACCTGTGTAGAACGGTATTCTTCACCCGTTGCTTCATATTCGTCCCTAAGCGCCTGTATGCCCTTTAGCGTACGTTTTAACACGTAGCTTTCGATGATTTCATATCGTGTCGGCAGACGGACCGCGTCACCTACTTCAATACATGGGTTTCCTTTGCAGTCCGCAGAAAACGGTCTGTAAATAATTCCCCGGATTTTTCCGTAAATGTTATTTGCGATTCCCGTCAGTTCTTCACTGCCTTTGCCGTAAACAAGAAAATTATCCTGTATCACATAAGCATTTGTGCCGCTTCCGACAATTACTCCGATGTCGTCTTCCTCTTTTCGGATTTGCAGTTTATCAATAGTTTTCACGAGGAAATCTTCGTATTGCGCCGATATATACAGACTTTTGCTTATTCTCGTGCTTTTCGGCTCACGCGGGTACAAATCATCTGCCGGATACAGGTCGTTTCTTGGATACAACCCCTGTATCTCCTGTTCAAGGTAAATGTAATGGAATTTGCCGTCACGTCCAATGTGTCCGAAACAGCCGTTAATTTCACAAATACAATTCAGCACAGTTGCACCGCTTAATTCTTCCGGCTCAACCGTCTTTTCGACTTTCATATCATCATTTACAAGCTGTGCGTCCGCCTGCTCAATCCCAAAATGCTTAAAAAAGCTATCCCGAAAAGCTTTCATTGTCGTCGTGCTGTCTTTTTCCGGCAATAACGTATTGTACCATTCCGCCACATCTGCGTTTATCACGTCATACAGCCTGTCATAAGCTACAATATCACGCTTTGTTCTATCTGCCGTTGGTGTGTCGGAGTATACTTTATATCTGCCAATCTGAAACGGATTTGAAGTATTATTATCAATTACAGTTTTAACTGTTATCATTTTATTTTTCATCGGAAGAAAAATGTTTGATACAGTAAATTTAAGCACTGCCGCTTCACAGCTTCCGATTGTCAATTCAGCTTCCGAACAAATGCTTTCCATCAATTCAAACTGCTCTTGATGTAGCTCAACATTTGTAATTTTTGTCGTTTTGTCGTCCGTTTCAATCGTCAACTGCTTATCTATACTATCTTTTTTAAATAATTCTGCGTATTGATAATTAACCACCGTAAACACCTCCAATAAAAGCAAGCCTGATTGAATCGTATCGAATTACATTTCCGTACGTGCCGTAAATTGTAGGCTGAAAATCAGCCATATAGCCATACTGCGTAACATAATCATCATATTCCGGGATATAAGCTGTAATATAACAGCCCCGCTCCTGCGAATTTGTAAAATTGTTGCGAATATTACTCATAAGCACTTCAAATGTTTCATTTGTAAGCATTGCCTTGGTTTCAAATTCAACCTTTAATGCCTTTAATTCAACAGCGTTTCTATGCTCGTATCCGTTTGCGTCCGTGTAATCGTCAATGTCCTGCATATTTGCGTATGCGCTGTAGGAATCTGCCTTGATTAATCCGTCCGGTATCGTATAATCTCCAATTTTAATTAAAAAGCCGTTGTACGCCATGCCTGCACCTCACATTTTTAAAAATTGGTAACAAAAAAGCACATACCGGCATTCGATATGTGCTAAAGAAATGGCAAAAGGCGAAACCTACATAAAATAGATTCCGCCGCAAAGCAAGTTGTCACGTATTATAATAGATTAATTATCATCTATTGTACATGCATTAATAATCAAATGCCGGTTTGCCAGTTCTTTTAAAATATTCTCTTGCGTATTTTCTTGCACTGCTTCCGATGTCGTTTTGGCTTATACTCAAGTCCTTGTTGAGTATTCCTTGTAACAACTGGTTCTGCTGTCTAAGCAGTGCTATCTCTCGCTGTGACGTATCGTAAATGGAATCTTTAATACCCGTAATTTCTGCGCCGCCCGCTACTGCCGACTTGCCGCCGACCGTTCCGGCAATTTCCGGTATTCCGTTTTCACCCGCCATGACAATGCTATATTTTTGTGGAAGATAACCGCCGTCCGCATACCCTTTAATACGAATTTTAGCAAATCCACTTTTCAATGGGTCGCCTGCGCTATAATTATCATCGCTTTCCAGTTCCATTTTGTAACTATTTTGAATAGCATTGGTTAATGCGTCATGGACTTTCCATGCTTTACTGCTTATCGTATCCGCTAAGTTGTTCATGAGGTCAGCACCAACATCTGAACCGATTTCTCCTGCGTTCACTGCGTCTATAATTGACAGGAAAGCAACTGCCGTTGTGTTCGGTACACCGTCAATATTTTTCTTATACGTATCAACAAGGTTTTCACCCGCTTTTGAGCCGGTATCAAGTGCCTTTGAAATAGCCGTTTGTTGAATATTGTCGAATATTGCGCTATTGTATCCCGGCAATCCGCTTGTTGTGGTCGTAAATCCGTTATACAGCTTTGTACCGCCGTCTGTTCCTACAACACCCAATCTGCCAAAGGTTTCACTTGCCTTGTTGTAAAAATTTGAAATATCTTCTGTAGATTCGCCTGACTTTTCCGCTACATTTTTTTCAATGTCATACATTGACTGTTGCACGGATTCTCTTATTTGCTCATTGTTTTGTTGCATTGTATCCCGCAAATTATCAGAACTGTCCGCAGTGTTGTTCTGCTGTTGGGTAAGATTGTTGTATTCATTTTTGCAATTTGCCGCTTCGGTTGCGGCATTCGCTATTGCATTTTCACATTTTTCATAAGATTCTTTTAATTCTCTATTATCATTTGCTAATTGCCATGTTTCCTGCGAATTTAATCCTAACTCTTTTCGTAAATTGTATGATGTTTTTGTAAAATCACTGGTTTTTCTCATTGGGTCATCTAAAAGTCCCGAAAGCACATCAAATGCGTCACCCAATCCACTGATTTCATATGCTGAATCAAATGCCTGTTTAGACATTCCAGTAAGCTCTTTTACGTATTCATAAATAATACTTTCTGCTTTGTTGTATTTTTCATTATTTTCTTTTAGTTGATTGCCAATATCAATCTCTTGCTTGTACAGGTCTTTTAATACATCTTGCATTGCCGCCGCTTTGGCATAAGCTTCAAGTGCAGAAATTGTATTGTAAACTTCTTCTTTTTGTCCTTTAAATTCGCCAGTTACCGTATCAATCGAATCTGCCAATTCCGGACACTGTTCGACAATGTAATTTGCGTATGCAATAAGCATTTCTTTTTGCGAATCTGTTAAATTGTCAAAATTATCTGCCAATTCAAAGTATTTATCTGCAACGCTTTTAACACCTGCATAGGTATCACCTACACTATTAAACTGGTCTTTAGATGATTCTATTGTTGAGTTTAAACTTTCTGCCGTTGCTAATACAGAATCGCTGATTATAGTATTGGCGCTTACTACTTCACTTTGTGCTTTTGCATATCCTATGCCAATTCCTGCAATAGCCGCAACTAAACCTGTAATGCCAACTATAGCCGCTGTCCACGGGGTAGATAAGCCAATCAACTTCAAAGCCGCCGCCGCCGCGCCTGCACCTAATGCCACTTTTGCAAGCATACCGACCGTAAATTCTGCACCCTCGCCGATTTTCTTAAAAGCGCTTGCAATCGTTAAAAATTCTATAGCTATTCCCGCTATTCCGAATGTGGCTTTTACTTTTGTTGACATATCTTCCGAAAGTGTTTTCGATATACTGGCATAGTCAATGCTGCCTACAGCTTTTTTAATCCCAGCCGTAAGTGCCTTTGAAATTCCTGCGTTTTGTGCAATTTCAACACCCATTTTTGCCGCAAGTGATTTTGCTATTGACTGTGAAATTGATGTCGCAATCCCCTTTAAAATGTTTTTAGCAATTTCCAGTTTGAAATATTTCTTCAAAAGCACCGTACCAATTATGATTGCTACTGTTTTTAATTCAATATTGCTAAAAAGCTTCCAAAGTCCGGCTATAACTTCTGACCATTTTACTGTCCCAATCGCAGTTTTAAACGCTCTATAAATGCTTTGAACCCACTTATTGATAGCTTTTGCGGTTGAAGCAAAATCAAACGTTTCAAAAAATTGATTTATCCCGGTTGCAATAGAAAATCCTAAGTTTTCCCAGTCAAACGTTTCCTCAAATGACAAAGCCGTATACACAGCAGTATTTAATGCTCCTGCAATAGTTCTGCCGACAGCACCGAATAATTCCGGTGAGATAAGCCCGTTGAGGAAATCAGCAAGGCCTTTACCAAAATTTCTAGCACCGGCATACACGCTGTCCCAGTCAATGCTATTCAGCGTATCTGTAAGCGTATTGCCTATATACTCGCCTAACTCACGTAAATTTTTAATTTGACTTTTATAGTCTTTCCAAATGGTATCGACTTTCACAAGGCCACCGCTTGCTCCGTCTGCACTTGCCGCTCCTGTACCGCTACCCTTTTTGCCATTTCCACTGCTTGAATCCGGTGTTGTAATCAGTTTTAATTCATCAAACTGTCTTACACCCTTATTCAGCTTTTCAACGTTTTTAGCGGCGTTTCCGGTGCTGTCTGCTATATCATCGGCGCTGTCCGCAGCGTCCGACCAATCATCGGCAATACCTTTGTTTGTAACTTCAAATTTCCAACCAAAAATTGCACCTAATGCATTTGTTACTGTTTCAGCAAAATTAATAACCTGTGTCATTGCGAAATTTAATCCGCTTAAAAACGGCTTAAACGCATTAATCAACGATGTACCTATAATTCCTGCCAGTTCTTGAAATGATTGCTTTAAAATGACCGTTTGATTGTGCCATGTATCGGCAGTTTTTGCAAAGTCGCCTTGCGCTGCCACCGTATTTGCCATAACATATTTGTATCGCAACATGGTTTTTTCAGCCTGTGTCATGGAACTGATATTAGCGTCAAGTCCGTTTTTTAAAGCCCACTCTTTTAACGTTGCTTGTGTCAAATCAAGTCCATATTTTCTTAATGGCTCTGTTTCACCTGTGAAAATTGCTTGAAGATTTCTCGCAACGTCTGACTGTTCTACATCGTAAAACGAAGCCATATCTGCCGTCAGCTTTGTCAGTTCAATGGACATATCCGCCATTTTCTTTTGAGAAAAGCCCATAGCAACACCCATGGCTTGAAAACGGCTTGAATACTGCTTTACTGACAGTTCTGACATACCAAAATCACGTATAGATGTTTTTGCCATGCTGTCTACAAGGTTTTCATAATTTCCGAAAGTGGTACGTACAACATTTTCAACTTCTATGAGTGATGAAGCTATATCAATCGAATCTCCCAGTTTACTGATTCCTCTAAAAACAAGCCAGTAAGAAGCATATAATTTACCAAATGCGGAAGCCAGCGACCAACTGCTTTTAGTTGCCGAATTTGCAGAAGATGAAACGTTCAAAAAGTTTTTGCTTAATGACGTTGCCGCTCTGCCGCTTGAAGCCCCTGTGCGGCTTAAATTCGCAAGTGCATTAGTCATATCAATAAGATTTTGACTTACCTGTGGTGCTTTTGACAGTTCTTGCATAAGCTGTTTCATCGCGCTTGAAAGCTTCGGTATATTGTCAATGGCTTTTGCGGCGCTGGCATATCCTAACTGCTTAATCCCTGTCACAAGTTCTGTAATCTGCTTTGTCGCTTCACTGGTTGCCTGCATGGAATTAAAGGACTTACCTAAGTATGTCATTGCTGTAGAAGCCTTGTTTATTGCGGCAGTGTCAATGGTTGAAATCTTCTGAATACCTTTTGACAAACGCGTAAAATCTGCCGTGCTTACGCTTTTCATTCCCTGCATTGCATTTGTAATATTTTTTACACCACTTGCAAACCCCGCAAGATTGGCATTGTTGATAACTCCTAACGAGCTTGATAAATTCTCTAAATTTTCAACAAGTTTATCAAGCGCATTGTTTGCCTGTGTTGCATTTGCTTGTATTTTAAGTTCTAAGCTGTCCAGTTCATTATCTGCCACGTCCTCACCACCTTTAGCGCAAAAATAAAGGTGGTAGCAATTCGCGTGCTACCACCTATGACGGGCTTAATATGCCGCCCTCTTTTTCCAGCATTTTGATTCTTTGTTGCATTTCAAACATTGCAACATCCTCATTACTTTCTTTTGATTTTGGTTTACTTTCTTCTTCAAGTAAAATTGAAACTGGTTTTTTGATGTACTCCGACCTTGCCTTTTTACCGTTTAAGCAACGGTCTATCGCATAAATAAGGGCAGATATTCCATATGTACCGGCGAAGTGCCACATATCGCTATCCTGTTCTTTTCTTTTCAACTCATGTCCTTTTATGCAGTATCCTAACTGTGCCGGTGTCATATGCTTAAACTCATCTATGTGTATCCCGATTGAAAAGGCTGTCGGAAAATAGTCTTCCCAAATTATTTTATGCCAGTTAATTTCAGATTTTTTTACGCTGTCTGTGCTGTCGCTTCCGGTGCTGTCCCGTACATCTGCTGAATCATGTCGTTCAGCCCCGACAGGTCGAAAAAACCATCTGTTTCCATGCAATTTCTCAATTCGTCATACAGTTTTTTGTACGAAAGCTTATTTTCTTTCATATAATCCCTCATGACTATTTTTGCTTCTTCATGTGAAAGTGGATTATTTTCTAATAAGCCGGCATAAAAAGCAGTAACGCAAATATCTGCTGTATCGCCAATCATATTTGCTGTGCCGTTGATAATATCCTTAGTAGTAGGATTCTGCATATCCTTTGATTCTTCGACAACGTAAGCACCGCTGATGACCTTAAACATTTTCTGCACGATGTCTTTATACTCTGCCGCTTCAAAAGAGAACTCTAATTTATATTCGTTACTGTTTACTGTAATTGTTTTCATATTCATTACCTGTCCTTTTCGCTTTATATAGGACAGGGACGGCATTTCTGCCGCCCTGCCATATTATTTACTAACTATCAGATTACTACGGCTGTTTTTGTATCCTCGTCAGTCGCAACAGCCTTAT